CCGACGACATTCAACACGTGTGAGGCTTGAAATGAGCGACGATAAAGACGACGACGCCAGCAACGAGGTCATCGTTGAACTGGAGTCTGCCGAAGGTACGGGCTCAGAAAAGACCGCGGCCCCAGCCACGTCCGGCGACGACGACGACGAGCTTTCCTCCTACAGCCAGAAGGTCCAGACCCGGATCAGCAGGCTGACGGAGAAGTACCGCAAAGAGCAGCGGGATCGGGAAGAAGCGTCCCGCATGGCTCAGACGCTGCTGGAAGAGAACCAGCAGCTTCGTGGCCGGGTGCAGGCTCTCGACAACGGATACCTGTCCGAGTACGGCGCGCGACTTGAGACCCAAGAGGTCGCGGTCAAGAACGCCTACCGCGCGGCCCACGAGTACGGCGATGCTGATGCGATGATTGCGGCGCAGGAAGACCTCGCCAAGATCATCATGGAAAAACAGCGGTACGCGGCTGCCAAGCAGCGCGTGCAGACGGCTTCCGAGCAGGTAAAAGAAGCCCCGGCACAGCCCGCCCAGCGTGCTGTCCAGCCCCCGGCACCCAAGCCTGATCCGAAGGCGCAGGGCTGGGCAGAGAAGAACAAGTGGTTCGGGGAAGACCGCATCCTGACGTCCACGGCTCTGGCGATCCACCAGAATCTGGTCGAAGATGAGGGGTTTGACCCAGAGTCGGATGACTACTATACTGAGATCGACCGGCGTATTCGAGCGGAGCATCCGCAAAAGTTCGCCGCGAGAAAACCGGGTGGTGGAAGTCAGGTCGCTCCTGCTGGTTCCTCCGCGTCCCGCAGCACGGCACAGGAGCGCAGAACAGTGAGGCTTACCCCTTCTCAGGTAGCCATAGCGAAACGGCTGAACGTCCCGTTGGAAGAATACGCCAAGTACGTGAAGGACTGAGAAGATGGAAAGAACACCTCGCACCACAGAGACCCGCGAAGCTACTTCGCGCCGCAAGCCTTGGGTTCCGCCAAGCTCCCTTGACGCACCAGCTGCACCCGAAGGGTACAAGCACCGGTGGGTCCGCGCCTCGATCCGAGGTGAGGAAGACAAGGGGAATGTGTTCAACCGTTTGCGTCAGGGCTACGAGCCCGTGCGCGCGGATGAACATCCGGAGTTCCAAGCGCCCACGATTGAGGATGGCAAGCATTCCGGAGTTATCGGAAACGGCGGTCTGATCCTTACTCGTGTACCTGTCGAAACAGCCCAAGAGAGAACCGCGTATTACGGGGGCCGGACCCGCGAACAGATGGATGCTGTTGATCAGGACTTGATGAAAGAGCAACATCCTTCGATGCCGATCAACTCACAGCGGCAGAGTCGGGTATCCTTTGGCGGTCGCAAGACCGAATAACTGGAGAAAAGATCATGCCGAATATCGGCGGCGCTTTTGGCCTCCGTCCCATCGCAATCATGGGACAGGCTGCAAACACGACCGGGGCGACTGAGTACCGTATCGCATCCACCAACACCAACCCGATCTATCAAGGGTCTCCGGTGATTCCGCTGGGCACTGGCTTCATCGACATCGTCGGTGCTGCAGCTGGCGGCACCGTAGGTCTTCTCGGGGTGTTTTGGGGCTGTGAATACGTCTCTTCGACCACGGGTAAGAAAACCTTCTCGCGCTTCTGGCCGGGCTCGGGCGCTAACGCGACCTACCCTGTCAAAGCCTTCGTCTACGACAATCCGATGCAGCTGTTCGTCATCTCGTCGGATGCCACGCTGACCAACGAAGCCACGGCACGCGGCCATGTCTTCGCCAACGCCAACTTCGCCACCGCAACCACGGGCTCCGCTACCACGGGCCTGTCGGCGGGTACGTTGGCTGTCAGCACCATCCAAACTACCAACACCCTGAACCTCCGGATCATGGGCATCCAAGACGATGTCGAGAACTCGGACTTCGCGGCTGCGGGTATCCCCCTGATTGTTCGCCTGAACAACCACTTCAATTCGCCGAACGGCGCAATTGCTGGCGGTACTGTTTCGACGACTGGCGTGTAAGGAGACTGATCAATGGCAATTTCGCGCGCACAACTGGCGAAAGAGCTTGAGCCCGGTCTCAACGCTCTCTTCGGGATGGAGTATGCTCGGTACGAGAACCAGCACTCCGAAATCTTCACCACCGAGTCTTCGGATCGTGCATTCGAAGAAGAGGTCATGCTGACCGGCTTCGGCGCAGCACCGACCAAATCGGAAGGTTCCGGCATCACGTACGACGATGCTCAGGAGTCGTTCACCGCTCGGTACAACCACGAAACCATCGCGCTGGCGTTCTCGATCACCGAGGAAGCCATCGAGGACAACCTGTACGACCGCCTCGGCAGCCGTTACACGCGCGCCCTCGCTCGCTCGATGGCTCACACCAAGCAGGTGAAAGCCGCTGCCATCCTGAACAACGCCTTCTCCGCAGGTGCGTTTGCAGGCGGCGACGGTGTGGCTCTCTGTGCCACCAACCACCCGCTGACCAGCGGCAACACCTTCGCCAACCGGCCCACCACCGATGCTGACCTCAACGAGACCTCGCTCGAGAGCGCGTTGATCACCATCGCTGGGTTCGTTGACGAGCGTGGCCTGAAGGTTGCCCTGCGCGGCCTGAAGCTGGTCATCCCTCGTCAGCTGCAGTTCGTCGCAGAACGCCTGATGGTGTCCAACCTCCGCGTCGGCACTGCCGACAACGACGTGAACGCCATCCGTTCGATGGGCCTGCTTCCGGAAGGCTACGCGGTCAACGACTTCCTGACCGATCCGGACGCTTGGTGGATCAAGACGGACGCCCCCCGCGGCTTCATTCACTTCGAGCGCACCGCGCTCTCGACGGGAATGGAGGCGGACTTCGACACGGGCAATATGAGATTTAAATCGAGAGAGCGTTATTCTTTCGGATTCTCTGATCCGCGCTGCGTGTTTGGCACGATTGGTGCTTGAGTAAAAACAAGCACTTAGCCGATAAAAGGCCCGCTTCGGCGGGCCTTTTCTTTTATGCCCCCTTGTTCAGATGGACCATCCAGCCTATTTAATCCAGTATAGAAATCACCCTTCGGAGGCTGGATAAATGGGCGGCGTGGGTAAAGCGACAATCTACAAGATCATCAACCTGACAAACGCGAAGTTCTATGTCGGCAGCACCATAGACTGGAACGCCCGCATTCGCACCCACCGTCGGAAGCTGCGAGCAGGGACGCACCACTGTGTTCCGTTGCAGAACTCTTGGAACAGGTATGGGGAGGACGCGTTTGTCTTCCGGGTCGTAGCCGAGGTTGATGACTTCTTGGACCTCCGCGAGGTGGAGCAGGTTTTCCTCGACGAGCATCATGGAAGCGCCCAATGCTACAACCTAGCTCGTTACACGGACAACGCGACCCGCGGGGTGCCCTGCAGTGCCGCTCGTAGGGAGAAAATTTCCGAAGCATTGAAACTCTACTACGCGGATAACCTGCATCCGATGTTAGGCGTAGCCCGCTCCGCGGAGACTCGAGCATTGATAGGGGCTAAGCGCGCAGGGAAGATCGTATCCGAGGAGACCAAGGCCAAGCTTCGGGCGGCCAACCTAGGCAAGGTTTACTCTGAGGAAACCCGGGCAAAGCTCAGCGCCATTCGCAAAGGCAGGGAGCGATCCGAGGATCACGCTGCTCAGTACAATAAGGCTGTCGTGGAGGTTACGACCGGGGAAGTCTTCTCAAGTCTGAAGGCTGTGAAAGAGCGCTTCAGCATGTCCCCCGGCTCCCTGTCAACGGCGCTATCTTCTGACAAACCCCTCACGAAAGGCAAGAACGCGGGCAGGCACTTCCGCTATGCATAGACAGTTGAGCTCCGCAAGTGTATCCTCCCCGCAGGGCATAACCAGCCACGCAGACAGGACGCCCAACCTGACAATGCACAGACGGCGTGGCTACCCTTGTGCAAGGAGCTCATCATGGGCAAGACAACCTTCTCCGGTCCTATCCGCGCGGGTGATATCCGCGACACCACCGGCACCACGCTTGGCCAAAACGTCAAGAACGTTGGCTCTGTGGTCATGATTCAGAACTTCCCGATCACTCAGGTTCTGAGCGCGACCGCATATGCTACCGAGATCGTGCTGCCTGCCAACAGCCACATCGTAGCCATCCAAATCCTTGCCACCACGGCTTGGGCCACCACCAACACGGTGAGCATCGGTACCAGCGCGACCGCGACTGAACTCTGTGCCGCTACTGCAGTCATTCAGGGTCTGGTTACTTTTGGTCCCGGTGCTGACACGGCGCGCGTCGGCGCTTGGGATGATATTGGCACCACGGATAAGCGTATTTGGGTTCTTTCCACCAACACGGGCGCAGGCGTGGGTACGCTGAGCGTGCGGTACATCCAAGCTCACGACCTGCCGTAATAGGAGGACCTGATGGCCCAGAACCAAACGACTGTGCTGTGCCCTCCGGACGTCTGGACACAGCTTACCAACTCTGACGTAACGGAAGCTACCTTTCAGGTGCAGACGTCGTCGGTCTACATCCGGTTCACAGCTGGTACGACAACTCCTACGGAAACGCGGGGGCTGCAGTACATGGAGGACGAGGGCGAACTTCAGAAGCCTATGGCTGACCTGACGTCGCTTTCTGGCGCTAACCGGATTTGGGCTCGTCCTGTAGGCGGTCGCCGTGCCGTCGTGGTAGTGGATACAAACTAATGAGAAACCCATTTAATTATCGTTTCGGGCTACCATCTCCGTTTTACGATAACGAAGTGGGTTCCTTCACCGCTTTCTCCCCCTCTGCTCTGTTCGCTGCCAACGAACCCGGCGTATGGTTCGATCCCTCTGACCTGACCACTCTCTTCCAAGACCCCGCAGGCACGACCCCCGTCACCACTCCCGGCCAGACCGTTGGCTTGATGCTGGACAAGTCTCGCGGCGGGGAGCAGTCCTTGCCCACAACTGGCTGGACCGTGAACAGCGGCGATGGCGTGGTGACTATTGTTGACAACGTCATCACCATTACTGGCGCAACAACCACAACCCGCGTTGATATAAATTCACCGGGCTGGGCAATTGGCGATTACGCGAAGATAACAGTGAACGCCTCTATTGGTTCAGCCGTAGGCGCAGCTGTTTATGTGGGCGGAGGAGCGGTTTTCGGTATCTCTGCTGGCTCTCGCACCTATACTGCCGTCATTTCGTCAAGCCCCTTAGCGAGATTGCAGATAAGCTCTGGCTCTGCGACATTCACTGTCACCGCAAGGAGCAGAACCCCCGGCAACCACGCCACACAGGCCACCACAGCCAACAGGCCCAACTACGGCGTTGTCCCGGCTACCGGCAGGCGGAACGTGTACACGCAGACTGAGTTGTTCACCAATGCCGCTTGGCTGAAATTGAACAGCCCGACGCTGACAGATCAAGGTGGTGGGGTGTGGCGTCTACAGGCCTCTGCGGGGTCTTCAATTCTGTATCAAACCATACCCGCCTCTGGTGTGCATACCATCGCATTTGACGTGAAATCGAATGGCGCAGGTCTCGACGGGTTCCGGTTTATGCTGCAAGGGGGCTACACAGGTGGTGATTTCGTAGCTACCAGCGAGTGGGTCAGGTATTCAACATCCTCCACTAACGGCGGAAGTGGCGCAGCGGGAATTGCCTCATCGTCTACACTAAATGCTTTGGACATCCTCATCCGCTTTCCCCAACTAGAACTCGGCACCACAGCAACCGCTTACCAAAAAGTGACGAACCAGTACGGCGTCACAGAGGCTGGCGTTACAAGCTGTGGCTACCTGTTCTTCGACGGCGTGAACGACAGCATGGTCACGTCCACGATCACTCCGGGTACGGATAAGGCTCAGGTCTTCGCTGGGGTGAGGAAGCTCAGTGATGCTGGGGCTGGGATGGTAGTTGAGTCTAGTGCATACGCTGTCTCAAATAATGGAGCGTTCCTTCTTGCTGCCGCTGGCTCTTCTGCCCCAACAGGGTGGGTCTTTGGTGATAAAGGGAATACCGGGTATGTCGAAGTAGGCGCAAGCAGCCCAGCACCGGTAAGCAACGTCTTAACCGCTTTTGGGGACATCAGTGGGGATCGCACCACTCTCCGCTTCAACGGCATCCAAGTCGCTCAATCTACCGGAGACCTTGGCTCAGGAAACTTCCTCGCATACCCGCTTTTTATTGGTGCGCGCTTCGGGG